GCGGCCTGGAGGATAACCGTGCTTGATGTGATTAAACTCATAAGCGGCGTGACCGTAATGCTCGCTGCTGTTTATTACTTCTCCCGTTTCCTGGGTTGAGTCAACCGCGAGTAAAAAGTAAAAAGTCGAAGGCGGCCTGGTAGAGGAACCGCAAGTTGTTTGTGTTTAACCGCTGCCTGGAGGAGGACCTCCGCCAGATGCCAACCGTTGAAGTTGTTGGGATGAGTGGGACAGAACCCTGGCGTGGACAACCGTGATGCTGCCAGGTGAACCGCTGAAGTTATTGAGATGTTGGTACCAGGACCAGTCGGACCGCAAGGACCAACGGGACTCATGGGCCCAACCGTTAATTAATAAGTTGTTGTGATGTCTACCTGGCGGCCAACCGTCTTCTGAGCCACGCTCAAAATAACTTGACAACGGCGTGCCTAGGGAGTAGACTGCTTTCGCATCTCCGATGCGAAAGTGAACTTCCAAATAACTTTTGTACAACGGCCCGCCGCCAGGACCGTCTCCTCCTCCACCACCCGAACCGCCACCAAAAAATAAAAGTTGACAACGGCGAGCGCTGCTGTTACGTTGCTGCCATGGATACAAAAATTATTGAAAGACTAAAGCCAACCGCTGACTTCTATGCATGGCAGGAGCACGGCCTGTGTAGGGACGAAGATAGTGAATTGTTTTTTCTTGACCCTGGTCAACGGGGACATGAGAAAGCGGCCCGCGAATCAAGAGCGCTCGCAGTATGTGGGGCGTGCCCAGTAAGAACGGCGTGCCTTGAACACGCACTCAACGTCCCCGAGCAATACGGGGTGTGGGGAGGCATGACCGTTGAACAACGGCAAGCGCTAGTAGGGAACCGATGGGACTCTTAACCGCTTGGCTTGCGTATGAACTCGTGAAGCACAATGTGAAGTATGCGTATGAGCGTGCACTGATAGACATTGAGGAGATGCAGAGCGATGTCTACGAGTTCGAGGAGATTGAACCGAACACCTACTACGAAATTATTGATGGACAGTTTGTGGATGTTGTAACGGGTGAGATTGCAGAACTTCCGAAGACTACAGAAGTAACCGCTGAAATGGAAGAGACCGCTAGAGCACGACACGATTTGACAACGGATTGAGACCGCTGTTACTTTGAGATTCGCAAAGCCGTTTAGAACATCTACCTTTCTCGTTTTAAACACTATGGCTTGGTTTGATGGGTTTCCCCGCCATCAGCGAACACGGGGACTTTTTTATTAGACACGACTTGACAAAATGAAATCCAACCATTATACTTAGACCAACAACTACACAGGGGGGATTATGGATACAGTCCAAAAAATCAGACTGCACTGGTCTGATGGCACCACCAACACTGTCTTTCAAGACGATGTTGTTGATTTACTTCTCGACCAAACTTTCATCAATGATGAAAGCGGGAAGCGCCCAGTAACTGTCGTAAAGACAGAACGCGTTACAGTTGAACGCAAATAACTAAGGTAAGGCCCCCGTCTCAACAGCGGGGGTTTTTCTTTGTGTCGTAACTTGACAAGTTGTTTTCAGTCTGTTTAGATACATCTTGTGTCTGGAGCGAATTCCAGATGGATGACGAAGAGGGTTGAGTTCCTAGGACAAAAAGCCCGTTCTCCAGACACACCAACCAAATGAAAGGAAGTTGTATGAAAGTCAAAGACCTGGTTCAGATGGTAACTACCAATTACGATGCTGAAGACGAAGTCATTGTTTTAATTTATTCAAAGGACACATTTGATTATCCCGAGGATGACGAGATGGTTCTTACAGATGAGGGCTGGCTCAAGATGGTTGAGGAGATGGAATCCTCTGGAGGACTAGACCCCCACGACCAACATCTTTCAAATGTCCTTAGCGAGATGTCCAGCGAGTATGCGGAGATTGTTTCAGAATGAAAAAGTGTGCAAACTGCGGAGAAGCCAAAAAAGTAAAACCTCACTACTGGCAGAGTGTTGATGAGGTAGAACTTTTATGTAAAGAATGTATTTGACAAATAAAAATAAATTGTTAGACTTACACCACCAACCAATGAAAGGAAAGTTATGCAAAACAATTACGCGTTCGTAATAAAACTTGCAGGGAATGTCCTTGCAAAGAATGAAAAAGAAGCAGTCAAAAAAATAAATGCACACCTAGACGACCTAGGAAAAATAGATTCAGAGAAGCACGACCTACATTGGCCGGACGCTTCGTGGGATTTAGAAAGGGAACTGGTATGAGTAACGAAGTAGAAGAACTAGAACAAGACAGCGAGTTCATTACTGCTGGCGCACTTGCGGAGTATGTCTCTCAAGAATTTGAAGAAGATGAACTTGTTTCATACAGAGTCTATTCAAAGTCAGATGTTGAGTCAGACCTTGGCTATGAAATCACAGATGAGCAATGGGTAAAGTTCCTTCGGCTTTGGGAAAACGATGATGTCCTCAATGAGGTTCGCGCCGCGGCTTGGATGGAAACAGTAGAAGTAATTCGTCAAGAAGTAGAAGGGTAGTGAAATGGGATACACACATTATTTTACAAAGGTAGGAACGAGTCCAGATGATTCGCTTCGTTTTGAGATGTTTGCTCGCGGTGCTCGCACCATCATTGACTACGCAACAACTTACGAAGGTATCCAAATTGCAGATGCGATGGGCGACAACTTAGGCAAGTGGGAAATCACTGATGAGGTTGTAGCATTCAATGGCTTCGGCGCGGATTCACACGAGTCTTTCTATTGGAGCACTAAGTCTGATGGATTTGATTTTTGTAAGACTGCCTATAAGCCATACGATGCGGTAGTTACAGCGTGCCTTATTCATCTCAAAGATGTCTATGGCGACTTAGTGGAAATCGGTTCGGATGGGTCTTGGTCTGACTGGGCGCTAGGGGCACGCCTTTACCGCAACGCAACGGGCTTGACCGCGGAAAATTTTTTGAAGAGAGAAGAGATGACAGGAGTGAAAAGTGAGTAAATCAAAAACTTCTTTAGATAAACTATCTTATCCTGAATGGCAAACAGTCCATCATTTTGTTTATAAAATGAATTCTATGTTTCCTTGGGTGGATAATAATTGTCCTACGCCTTTTGACTTTGCGGAAGTTTTAGAGGCTTGTGGATTTGTTTTTGTTCCTAAAGCAAAAAAGCCTTTAGAAGATACAGTTATTGAAAAAATGGAACAAGAGTTTCTACTTAGAGGCTTTGTTATAGATGGTAGCGATGAGAGAGTGGAAGACGGCATTCGTCCTTCTTTCGAGGTTGCTCTAGATATGACCGCTGATTTAGATGAAGTCTCTATTGTTCGTAGATAAGTTGGTGTAGGATTACATCTATGAACCACTTATTTGTTGAAGTTCCCGATAGGGATGACGGCTTCGGGATGATTACTATTTGTTCCATCTGTGCGGTAGCGCAGGATGATTCAAACTTAGAGGAAGTCTGCCCCGATACCCTAGACTAATTCAAACGCAACAAACGGCGTGCCAATAATTTCGTGCGAGACACGGAGTTGGCACGCTTTTTCTTTTGTCTAACCGCTGAAGATTTCCGCCGCCAGGCAAGACATCTTGAAGTTGTTGGGAAGTCGGGACTGAACACATTTGCTGCCAGCGCTGTATAAGTTATTTGGAAGTCTGGAACCGTCCGGGCCCCGGAGAGCAAAAAGTAAAAACGGCGAGCGCTTATGCCGAACCGAGTAAAAAGTAAAAAGTCGCAGATGCGCTGAGCCGAACCGCACAAGTTATTTGGAAGTGCGTAACGCGTAGCGCTTGACAAATCAACGGCAAGCGTTAGACTGGTGCTATGAAAAAGAAAAACGCTCTTGACGGCTTGCTTCGCTTGCGAGGTCGCTTTGTGCTGAACCAAAAAGCACAGGTGTTTGCCGACAAGAGAAACAAACGAAACCGCACTCGTTCGGAAAACAAACGGCGTGCCTTAGAGGAACAGGGAGAATAAATAATGACCGCTACAAAACAAGACACGATACAAGAACGCTGGAACGCTGGATACTACTCCGCACTCAACGGAGCAACTATTGTGAAGTTCCTACGCACAGACACAGACGAGTTCGGTGGAAAAGGGTTTCCTATGTTCCTCGTCAAACTCGCCAACGGACAACTAACGGAACTTGTTGTATCTCAAGACGAAGAAGGAAATGGCGGTGGGTTCTTATTCGGACTTCCCGATTACACACTTCCCGAGTTTCGGCGCTTGACAGAAAAATAAAAATCGTTAGACTTACACCAACCAACAGAAAGGAAGTCCAATGCCAAATTGGGTCTATAACAATCTCTCAATAGAGGGAACAGAAGAAGCCATTGCAAAAGTAAAGGCTCAACTCAACAAGCCAATCGTAAAACAGTATGGCGAAGATAAAGAGCCAACTACTTACTCAAATCCCATCTTTTCGTTTTGGAACATTATTGCTCCACCTGAAGATAAGTTAGATGAATACTTCGGGACTCACGGATTTGATGGCGAGAAATCTACTGGTGATACTGAATACAACTGGTATAACTTCAACAACAATAAATGGGGAACGAAGTGGGATGTCGCAGTATCAGATGAAGAGAAGTTTCCTGAAACTGAAATAACTGGAGAATCTGCTACACACATTTCTTATCGTTTCAATACTGCGTGGTCGCCACCACTTCCTGTTATTGAGGAACTATCTGTTCAACACCCTGAACTACAAATAACTTTGGAGTATGAAGAAGAACAAGGTTGGGGTGGAGAAATCTACTGGGACTCAACTGGTTCAAGTATCATAAATGAATACGACATACCTGACTCACACAAAGATTATGTTGCTAGAGATAACGAAGATGGTTGTCTTTGCGCTACTGAAGACGACCCTAAAGAGTGGTATAAAGATTGCCCGAACAACAACGCAAGTCCAATAGAACTTCACGAAGTTCGTGAGATAGAGATAGTAGGTGCTGAATAATGTCAGAAGAACTAAACGAAGAAATGCCACCACAACCACAAATCCATTACTTTGCTATGGACGGAAATTATGGAAGTGCTGATGGGATTGTCCTTTGCCAAACCCAATTTTGGACAGAGGAAGATTGGGCAGAGGTTGAGAACTGCACAGACAGCGAGAGAGGCAATAAGGCAGTAGAAGTCTCTCGTCAGTATGGCAATCTCTTGATGGATTTACCTGACCAAGATACGATTTGACAATAGCCTATCCAACCTTTACACTTACACCAACAACCAAGAAAGGGAAAAAGATGGACACAATGACAAGTTATGAAATAACTTTTCAAACTCCAAACTACACCTTGCACACACAGGGCGTAGGAGCAGATGAAGATGAAGCGGTTGCGGACGCAATCAAGAATCTCAAGGACGAAGATGGGATAGATGTTTCTAAGGCTTGGGTTTTAGAAGTCGAATAGGAACAGCACCACCCCCAAAGACAGGGAGAATTAGGGGGCGACACGCCGAAAGTCATAACTTGACAATCGGGAAGTGTTCGGTAATAATTCTCTTACCTAGCAAAACTAAACGAAAGGAAACACCCAAGTGCTAAGTAAAGAAAAAGATGTTCAGGGAGTCGGAGTTTATGCCGAGTTCCGTAAGACAGGACAAGTAATGCAAGTCATTATTACTCCTGACGCTTACACAACAGCAGGAACTTTAGTTCCTATGACCTTTGTTCGTAGAGTGATTACACCAAGCACTCCACGCAAACAATGGAAAACTTCTATTCTGCGCTCTAAGGAATTAGAGGAAATCGTAGAAAGTGGTGGAACACTCCAAGATAGCGCAAAGGAGAACTTCACAGAACTTCGTATGCGCCACGCAACTTCATACTTTGATAGTGTGATTAGTCAAGGCTGGGCTTTAGAAAAGACCCCACTTCTTGTAGAGGTATCTCGCGGAGACGCAGACGACCTTGCCAAAGGTAAGACACCTAATAAAATCCTTTATCGTGTTCATCTATCTCGGAAGGCTCTCGCCTTTCCTGAATTAGTATAAGAAAAGAAAGACAGGGAGAAATACAAAATGACAACAATGAAAGAGCAGTATGCTCAACTAAGTCCAAATCTGACCCCAAGCCTTTGGGATACGATTATTGAAGTTGCCACACAGGGAGTAAATGAGAGTGCTTCAACTACACTTAGTGCAGTTGTTCCCCCAAGTGGTCGCTATGTTGCTCGCGCAAGTGGCGCAGATAGAAAGCCAAGAAAACCTAAGATGAGTTCTTTACCAAGCATTGACGCTCTAGTTGGAGATGATGTTTATTTCCGACCTAATGGTTCTAAGTATGTTGCTCGTATGTGGGGAAGCCACCAAGATGTAATGGCTCTGCGTAATGCGAGAGAAGCAACTAAGCAAGCAGTTCTCACAGGTGAAGGTTCGCCTTTGTTCCCAATGTTTTATGGCGCACCCGGCACAGGTAAAACTGCGTTGGTTGAAGCAACCTTCGGTGATGAAATGCGAACACTCGTTGGACACGGAGATATTGAAGTTTCCGATATGCTCGGTAACTTTATCCAAACACCAAGTGGAACTTTTGATTGGATTGACGGAGATTTGATTTGGTGTATGGTCAATGGTTGGGTTTATTTCGTAGATGAAATTGGTCTGATTGACCCAAAGGTTCTTTCAATTCTTTATGGTGCTATGGACGGACGCAGAGAAGTTGTTGTATCTGCGAATCCTGAACGCGGAGTTATCAAGGCTCACCCTGATTTCTTTGTGGTTAGTGCTACAAATCCAAACGCACCCGGAGTTCGTATCAGCGAAGCATTGAGTTCTCGTTTCACTCTCCAAGTTGAAATGACAACTGATTGGAACTTGGCTAAGAAACTTGGCGTTCCTGCTATGTTGATTACTGCTTCACAAAATCTTTCACGCAAGCAACTTTCTAACGAAGTTTCTTGGTGTCCTCAAATGCGTGAGTTGCTTGCGTTCCGAGATATTTCAACAACTTTCGGAACAGAGTTCGCTATCTCTAACTTGATTGCGAGCGCACCTGAAAATGACAGAGCAACTGTCGCAGATGTTCTCTCTCGCTCCTTCGGGGCAGAGTGTAAGACAGCCAAAATCTAGCCCTTCCCTGTCGCTAGGTTTTGGTTCGGGTAGGGGTTGAGTGAGCCTTCTTGGGTGCGCTCGCTCCCCCTATCCACCCCCAACACGCCAAAGACAGGATTTGACAAAAGGAAAACAAAAGAGGATACTAGGGTTATCAGGTCGGAAGCCTGATACTAACGAAGGGGAAAGAAATGGCTCATCTAAAGTTTGACGATACACGAACAGCGCACACGCCTGTCGAGTGGTTATCAGTAGGACGCGATATTGGAACGCTTGCTAACAAGTGGTCTAATCGCGGAGATTTAGTTGCTTATGTTGGCGCAGGTGCAGGTGGTATCGCTCCTGCTTGCTACAACCCAACACTTTCAGAAGTTGAAGTAAATGTTGAAATCGCATTTGGAAAAGGTATTACACCTGAACAAATTGGCGACCTAACTAATCGTTCAACTCATTACGAATATCCAAAGGCGATTGGTGCGATTATGCACGAAGCCTTCCACGCTCGCTTCTCTAGTTGGTCTATGCCAAAGGCGTATAGCGAACTAAAGCCTGACGAATACCAAGCACTTGTATTGCTAGAGGAAAGTCGCATTGAGTATCGCGGTCTAACTGCTATGCCAACTGCTCGTCCTTTCCTTCGTGCTTGCGCTATGGAAATTGTTATTGGAGATGTAAAAGAAGGTGCGGAAAAGACAAGCACAACTCAATCACTTACTAATCTTGTTGGTCTTGTTCATAGTCGCATTGACGCAGGTATTCTTGACGCAGATGAAGTTTCTCTAATTACAGAAATGATTGAGAAGGAACTTGGTCTTGAAGTTGTTGAGAAGTTGCGCTCGCTTGCTCGTCAAGCACAACTCCACACTAACGATACTGACCTTACAGATATTTACCCTATCGCTATTGAGTGGGCGAAAATTGTTCGTGAGTTAGCGAAAGAGCGCGGAGATGAAGGAACTCCCGAAGGTGGTATGGGTTTCCCTATCCCTATGGAAATGTTAGAGGAAATACTTGACGCACTAAAAGAAGGTGCTTCAACAGTAGAAGTAAATAACTTTGACGAACTCTCTGACGCAGAGCAATCAGATGATTGGAAAGAGCAAGCACAATCAAAGGCTAAGGAAAGTCAGGAACGCTTAGAGAATAAAGAAATCTCAACAGAGATTTTCTCAAAGTCGTCAGGGCCGGGCAAGAGCAGAACTGATAGTAAGTTGTTAGAAACTCGCAACCCAACAGGTGCGGAGCGTTCTGCGTCAGTTCTTATTGGTCGCTGGTTAGAGAAGGCTAAGTATCGTGAGCGAGATATTATTGAAAGAACTAGCGAAGTGCCACCCGGACGCTTACGCACTCGCGCAATCGTTCAACGCGAAGCACAACGCTCTCGCGGTATCTATACAAAGGTAGAGCCTTTCCGAAAGAAAGTTCGCAAGCACACAGACGACCCAACTCTCAAAGTTGGAATTATGGTTGATATTAGTGGCTCAATGGGAAGTGCTATGAACCCAATGGCTACAACTGCGTGGGTTATGTCGTCAGCAGTAAATCGTATTCAAGGTGAGTGCGCTATGGTCTATTTCGGTAATGATGTTTTCCCTGTTCTAAAGTCAGGACAAAAGTTAGAACAAGTAAATGTTTATTCAGCAGAGGACGGAACTGAAAAGTTTGAGCGAGCATACAAAGCACTAGAAGGTTCTCTCAACTTACTCAATGGAAGCGGAGCGAAGTTGCTCGTAATCGTTTCTGATGGTTGCTATTCAGGCAACGAACCTGCCAATGTTCGTAGGGCTATGGCTCAATGCGAGAAGGCTGGCGTTGCGGTTGTATGGCTACCATTTAGCACTTCACACAGAGCCAATGATTTGGGTGGTGGATACGCTAAAGTTATTGACGACATTACTAATCCTGCGGAAGCAAGTGAAGTAATTGGCAAGGCGTGTGCAGACGCGCTAACTAAAGTTGGACAGAGGGCGGTTGCCTAATGTTCTAAAAGAAGTGTTGGTTCGTGTGGTGCGTCCTTCCAACGCAAGTCAGTTCCACCACAACTGAACCTGCGAACCAACACCCTAAGTAGGTGAAGCCCCCTTACCCCCTTTGTGGGGCTTCACTTACTACTTAGTAAAAAGTAAAAACCAATGACGAAAGGATAGAAGTGAAAACAATAAATGAATTACTTGAAGGTGCGGAAGTTGTTTGGGCTTCTATGTTTTCAGGAGTTGCTCCCGATTTAGAGAAACAAGACGACAGCCTTTGGTATGAAGGTGATGGATTTATTTGCAAAGTTTCTTACAAAGGGTTTGAGGTAGATGTTTATGCAGATGGAGAAGTTCGTGTAATCCACGAACCAACAGAAACAATACTTAGAACTGCGTCAGATTTTTATGGCTTGGGTATAAATTGTGATGAGGACTTACGCCTTGCTAATGGCGAGAACGCCTTGAATTGGGATAACAATAATTGGTTTGACCTTTACTGTCGGGGCGAGCATTTAGATTGGGTATGCGACAGCATTTCAGAGGCTCTCCAAAACGCGAGTTCCTATGTGAAGGAACAGTATGAAAATGAAAAGATGTTGCTACTTGACTTTGCGTAAGTGAAGTGAGACAATAGTTCTCAACCAAGAACTAAAGAAAGGGAAAAATGCACACTTGTCAGATTATGTTGATTGAGGCAGATAGCGCACAGGACGCTATTGACTACGCCAAAACAACTATTACTTATTCAGAAACTCCATACCCTGCGTGGTCAGATTGGCACGGGGGTCTTGACGACGGGCTTGCTGGTCGCTGGTCAGGGTTGTTTGAAGGCTGGGAAGAGAACAGAGATGTTCTTGCATACACAGAGAACCCCGTTCTTGCAAACGACATTATCAAAGACTTTGCTAGTTATCGTAAAAAAGAAATGTTGCGATACCTAGAACAAATAAAAACAGAAGGTTTCAACTTAGAACAACTTGTTGAGGACTACAACCCAAACAAGTTCAACTATGGCTCAACTATGGACGCTTGGTCTTTACTGCGGTTAGGACGACTTCTCTCTAATGATTGGTGTTCTGATACAGGTGTTTATGACCTAAAGGAACACTCGGCAAACCTAGAGTTCTTTTGGGAACGAGTGGAGAAAGACCCGACACGCCAATATCTAGTGCCGATTGACTTCCACTTTTAATTTTGTTATTATTAGCCAACCAACTAGAAAGGGAAACAAATGCAAACAGAGTTCGGAAAGGTAGTAGAGGAAACAACTTACATAGTTGAAACCCCTACTTGCACAATGTGTGGCAAGGGTGGAACAGTTGAAGTTCCTATGAAGGGATTTCTTATTCGCCAACTAGGCGGTGCTATTCAAGACGCTTACCCTGAAATGGATAAGGCGTTGCGTGAGCAAATGATTACAGGCACGCACCCAAGTTGTTGGGAAGTTATGACGGGCGGGTGGCAAGAGTGAATATCTGTCGCAAGTGTGGCTGGGAAGTAAAGCAAGATTTTGGTTTGTGGGTAGATACATACAACGGCTCGATTTGTGATTGGCGTGGAGATGTTCCACTACCGCACGAACCTAACCGACAACTGGCGAACGCCTAACCGAGAAAGGTAAAAAGTAAAAACTATGCAAGTGAAAAAACTAATAGAACAACTAACGGCATACGACCCTGAAACCGAGTTGCTTGTTGCATACTGGGATAAAGAGTGTGTCGAGGGATACGCAGACGGCTTGACCTTGACAGACGAACAATGGGGGCAAGTCTGCGACAAGTATGAAGACGGCGAGTGGTATTTCCAAAGTTCTGCTGCCGAAGACTTCGTTGATTTAGCGAACGAGGTATTAGCAGAAACGGCAAGCCCTAATGACTAACCGCTGGAAAATAACTTTCGTGTCGCACTTCGGAACAGAGGTGAGTTCCGAAACGCAACGGGGTGCTGAAGCACAAGCCCGAGAGTGGTTGGAGAACGAATACGGACACGACCTCTCACGCTCAACCGAGATAGAAGTGGAGAAACTGGATTGAAAGTAAAAAGTAAAAAGTGGATAGTGCGTGGATACTTCTCTGAAGATGAAACCGCAACAAATGCTTATTACGAAGTAGAAGCAGAAACCGAAGCCGAAGCCGAGCGCATTGGAGAAGCAAGGGCTAGGGCTGACTTCCCTTATGACCTAATCAAAGGGGCTGGGTTCGTAGCAGAGCCATACAGCGAAGCCCGTGCGTGGGGAAAGGTGTGAGCCAAATCACAAAAGATTTTTTGGCGACACGCTCATTTGGATTTGCTTATCGCTTGGCAAAAGGGTAAAGTTCTCTTTGTTAGGTCGGATACCTAATGAACGACAAATACAAAACGACGAAGGGAATTGGGCACTATGCCTAGAACCAAAGTTGAAACAGAAGTAACAACAAAGGTTGTTACCTCTATCAGCACCACACAGGTTGCGCTAGACGCAACCAACGCAAGCACCTTGTTGGTGGAACTTTCTAATACGAAAGACGCTATCAAGGCAAATCAAGACAAGGAGAAGGCTCTCAAGGCTGAACTCTATGCGCTACTCGGCTACACACTTGTTGCAGACGAGTGGGTAGGAACTGCGGAAGCAGGAACTATCGGCGGTAATGTTGTTGTTCGTGTAGCAACAGTAAATGCCACAAAACTTGATAAGGAAAACCTTTTCAAGGCACACCCAACAGTTGAAGCCCTACTCAAGGACTTCACAATTCCAGCCCCTTACAAGGCTCTCAAGACAGGCAAGTAATTGCGAGGAAGCCCCTCACCCGAAAGGGTGGGGGGTTTCTTACAAAACAGGGATAGTAAAAAGTAAAAACACAAACGACACGCAGGGGAGAGATAAGTTGCAAAACCAAAAACTATTTGATAAGGTTGCACTATGACCAACAAAAAGAAATACACACACAACCCATTACGAAGCAAAGTAATTCACAGTTACGAACCTATCTCACAGAAAACTTCTGATGATGGTTACGAACTAATCATAGACAAAGACACACTTTGGTTGCCGACCTGCAAGACACAGGAGAAGGAACTCAAAGACTCTGACCTTGTTCGCCACGAAGATTATGTTTATGCTCAAAGACTTATGGAGCATAGAGATTTGCGGACACGAATTATTATTGCGAAGTTAGAACACGGGGGCGACCTATCCCTAGAGGAAATGCGCCACTACGAGATGGCTTCACAATTAGAACAATGCGAGGAGTGCCTAGTCATAGACCTGACTTCACACCTAGACCTCTTGGACTTTATGCCAGTAGAGGAAGTTGTTTATAAGTCTAAGGAAGAAAACTCAGACGAAGACTCGGACGAGTGGGACGAAGAATAGACTTGACTTTGGGGAAAGATAGTTTTATACTTAGGGTAAGAAAAGGGGGAAAGAAATGAAGCCAGCACAAACGATAGAAATGCTTGGGGACTTCCAAGCAAAAATGACGCAACCTAATTTCAAGGAAGTTCTTCGCTACCAAATATCAAATATAGTGGAGAAGCAAGGTTGGAAAACAGACAAACTAAAAATTGCAAACGAGTCGGTAGAATACATAGCACACTACTCAAAAAATCTTATTCCATATTTAGTCAAAGATGAAATGACTAATCTAATTATCCACGCTTCTAAGATGTTGGATAAAGATGATGTTATTGACTTAGACTTACTTCCGTCAAAAGAAGGCTTCGTTGAGTTTGAGAAGCCACTAGAAATCTATGATGTTCGCGGACACTTACTTCTAATTCATTACTTTGTGTGGATGTCGTATGAAAATACATTAGTTATCTTAGCGTTCAACGACCAATACAAATGTCCCGATATGATTGCGGAACAAGCCAAATCCCTAAGCCCCGATAAAAAGTATTGGGACTTCTACTCAACTGCGGTTGGTCGCTGGGGTTATGTCGGACTTCTCAAAACAGATGTTGGCGACACCATTGGCGCAGAACAAATTGAATACCCTGAATATGTAAAGCAGACTTATCTAGAAAATCACGGGGTAGAAATCGGAACTTCTACAAATGCTCTTAGACTTTTTCACACTTACTTGCTTCTTATGAGTCAAAGTATTGTTGCGGTATCTAAAGAGCGTGCGGAGAAGAAGGACGCAAAAAGATTAGAAAGAGCAAAACTTCCTAGCGAAATTACAGTAGTTCAATTTAGAAAAACTAAATACACAGGTTCGGGTTCTAGTAGTGGCAAAGAAATAGATTGGTCGCACAGGTGGCTAGTCGGCGGTCATTGGCGTTGGCAACCTTACAAGGACAATACTAAGAAGCGGATTTGGATTGCTCCGTATGTGAAGGGGCCGGAGGACAAGCCTCTAGTAATGAAGGACAAAGTTTATGTCCTTGCAAAATAGGATTTGACTTTCCACTAGGGTAGTGGAATAATAAGTCAAAGAAAGAAAGGGAGAAATAAAATGGCTGAACACCATTTCGTAGTGAAGTATGACGACAACCTAAACCATTGGTCGGTTGATGTTGAGAGTGAAGAAGTGCGGTTTCCTGATGGAACTATTTGGGACGAGCAGACAAGCACTTGGCAATACTCTTATCAAGGTAGTGAAAAGTTTTTCACCTTACCTGATGGCTCAACCTCTGACGACCTTGACCAAAAGTTTGGCGAGTTCATAAGTAGGTTGAATAACTAATGGACGAGATAAATCTTTCAAGAACAGTAATGTTTGTTGGCGATTACTTTACGCTAATGACGACTATCGTTCTTCATAATGAATTGCGGAACGAAGGAGAGAGCGATAACGACTTCGCTATTCGTTGCGCTTCTATCTTTATGGAAGAATACTATGGGTTTGATGTTGCCAAAGTATCTAACGACATTGGTGTCGTAGATGAAAATGGAGAGGAGATAGAAAATGACGACGACTAACTTAGACTTTATTGTTTCACTTACAGACAAGATAGAGAGTGGAGAACTTGATAGCCACTTACAAATCTTGCGTCAAGCGGTTGATAAACGAATTGAGGAGAAGCGCGGTTCGCTAAAACTTTCTGACTTCCTAGTTGGCGACAAGGTTCGTATCAACGAGCGTTGCGGAACTAAATACCTTGTTGGAGAAACAGCACAAATTGTTGGCATTAGGCGAAGCAAGATTACTGTAATGCTGGACAACCCCACAGGGCGGTTCGCCCGAAAGTCGGGTAATGGCGAAACTATTTCTGCCGAGGTCATTGTCCCGATAGCCATTGTGGATAAAATCTAAACGCGGTTTGCCGAAGTAAAAAGTAAAAACTTCGGTGTAAAATAGAACCACCTAGTGCGAGGCGTTCCCCTTTCTGCCTTGCCTAGATGAGAGCAGACATACCCTTCTCTGCTCCGCCGACTTCCCCTTCCCCTGTCTTGTGGGAAGTCGGTGTGTGTCTATTCTTGACTTTCTAAATTATTTTGTTATACTTGCTCTTACAAACAACTAAGGGGGACAAATGGCTGTAAGCACTTACCAAGAAATTGCTAGACACTTCGGACACGAAATAACAGTTGATGTATGGGGCAACGAAGATAACGCCTCTATCACTTGTGAAACTTGTTCTGAAATCTTGATTGACTTTGATAACAACAGCGAGATAGGCACTTGCGACGACTGCGAAACAACTTATGATGTTGGCTCACAGATAGACCACTGCGCCGATTGCGGAACTTGCTGGGAACACTGCAAGCGACACGCCGAGTAAGGTTCTTGACTTACCGAGTCAAGAGAGTAAAATTAGGGGAAAGAAAGGGGGAAACCAAATGGCAAAATACGAACACATAGAAGTTGCGCTATCAGGTCAAGACGGCAACGCCGTTGCGATTATGGGACGAGTGGCTACGGCTCTACGCCGAGCAAGCGTTTCACAGGAAGAAATCAACCGCTTCCTTGATGAAAGTATGGCTGGCGACTACGCTAATGTTCTTCGCACGGCTCACAAATGGGTGTCCGTTTCCTAACGGCAAACACTTAGGAAGCCCCTGTCTAACGGCAGGGGTTTCTTTTTGCCCAAATCACCTGTATAAAAAACCTCTACCCTTTTGGGTATGGATATTATTGCTAAAGACTTTCACGCTAACGGCTCTGGCGAGCCTTTCGTTGTTGCCATTGTAGATGACCCCTCTGACGGGGACGCTAAACTTGTTATTATGTTTGGCGATACTGACTATACCGCCGTTCTTTCGCTAGACTATCTCATTAGAGGCGAGGATATTTCTGCGAAATACAACGGGCATCACGGCGATAAGTATGAACAACTTAGAGAAGAACTCTGGGACGGGTTCTGGAAGTAGTAAAAAGTAAAAACTGAAGGGTAACGGGAGAGAAGAAGATGACGACTATCGCTGGAGTGCAAGGGGAGAACTGGGCTGTCGTCGGATATGACTCACGAGTAACCGAAGAAAACGAAAAGATTTACTCACTTCCAAAAGATAATGGCAAGATGTTCAAGAACGGGAACTACATCATTGGCGTTGCTGGAGATGTTAGAGCGATAAATATTCTTTGCTACATATTCAAACCGCCCGTCATTAGCCCCTCAACCTATGGTCTAAGGTTAGACAAATTTATGACCGCTTCCTTTATCCCCGAGATGAAGAAATGTTTTGAGGAAAACTCTTACTCTAAAGACGGCGACAACGATAGCAATATTATGGTTGTAATCAACGGGACTATCTATGAGATAGGCAACGACTACTCTTGGGCTAGAGATGAAAGCGGTATCTACGCTATCGGAACAGGTTCTTCCTACGCACTTGGTTCTTTACTTGGAACTATGGAAACCCGTAAAAGAACTTTATCTACGGCTAAGACTTTGGTTAGACAAGCCCTAACTATTGCCACGAAACTTGACCCGAACTCTGCCCCACCGATTTACATAAATGTTCAGTATTACGGGGAGAAGTAAAAAGTAAAAACCTGCGCTCGCCGGCGTTCGCTGCGGGGGCAACTTCCAAATAACTTTGGCGTGTCGTGCCTAGAGGACTTGACTTTTCTTGTTAGTTTGTTATACTTATGCTAATTCGGTAGGGGAAAGTCGCTGGACACCTGAACGCTTTTAACTTGCAAGGGGCGGAAACAATACGACTCCCTACCGAATCTAACTACTAGCAAGGGGAGCAAGATGAAGATTTCAACAAAGGCAAAGTGTGTCGAGTGCTCGCGGGTATTCGATTTACTAAACGACAATGACGCTAATGAGTGGGCGTATGGACACGACTGCGAGGTGGAGTAATGGTTGATTACAGTTTAGTAGAAGAAAGAGTGAAAGACGCAAAGGCTATTGCTTTTGATACTTGCCACAAGATTTACTTGTTAATGGATGATGAGCAGGTAGAAAAAATGCGTGAGTATGGATACGACCCATTAGTAACTAGCGCGGAAGCAGACCCCGACCTAATGCTAGAAATGCTAAAGGACTGGTATGAAAGTTCTTGCAACCTTAGATTTATTGACGCGGTAAGCACACACCCAACAGACCCGAACTTAGGATTTGAAACTCTCATAGGGCAGGGCGAAAACTTTCAAGATGATGAGGAAGATTTAGAGGAAGAAGATTAAGACACGCCCATAAGTTATTGACTTGACTTTCGCGGTCTTGGTGGTTTATACTTAGGGTAACAAGAAAGGGGGAACACAATGCGTGCTATTAAGAAGCAAGGCGAATACAGACTCTATCGCGTAGAGAATCACCTTGAACTATGGCGTGGCGTGTTCGGTGGGGAATATTCCTATCGTGCAGGTTATGTCGCAAACGCGGAGAACTTTGAATACGCAATAGATGTTGCGGAAGAAGAAATGCGTTGCCTTATGGCAGAGGCAATATAAGCCTTAAAGAGAAGCCCCGCAGAAATGCGGGGTTTTTCTTTTGCGGTAGGAGAGTAAAAAGTAAAAACTTATGCGGGGGCTGTCCCTCGCGGTGCTGAACTTCCAAACAACTTTTGCACGCCTATTGGCTAAAACCCTTAGCAAAATAAATGTTAAGTTTTTCGGTAACTTTTTATGTGATGTATCTCACACTCGCGGTCTATTTAATACTTGACTTACGACACTACATAGTGTTATTATTGCCTTACAGGGAAAGGGGGATACCAAATGGGTATCGCAATAGGCACGACAATTACAGTCGAATTTGACGCTCGTCAAATAGCACAACTCGACTGCATTCTCCAAGAGTTCTATATGCACAACTGGAGAGAAGAAAATAAGTTCGAAGAAATAAATGTCGAACGAGTTCGCAATGTGTTCAAGGCTCTCCACGCTGCGGGTTACAGATAAACAATTAGGAGAAGCCCCACCGAAAGGTGGGGTTTTTTCTTTGCTTGCGGTTCATTAAATACTTGACTTATTGCGGTTGATGGTTTATTATTCAACTATGACCCAAACAAACCTAACAGACCCAACAACAAACAAAACCTATACATACAAGGGCTTCGTGCCTACCTCACGCCTTTCATACAATTGCTCTGAAAAGAGCCACAACCTTTGCACTAAAAATCCACAAGAGTATGCCGATACTTTCGGCTTCGACTTTGCGAAGGCATATTGTTGCCTTTGCTCTTGCCACTTCTCGGAAGGGGGGGACTGATATGTATTGCGTTGGTTGCCATAAAGGGGACAGCGAAACTGCAACACACCAACTAATTCCACAAGGTGCAAAGTGTTGCGAGTGTGCGGAGTGTCCCGACTTGACTTGCGGTAAATAGTTAGTTATACTTACAACAACAAAGAGAAAGGGAGTATATGCAAAAACAAAAAGCAATAGTTATAGACACAGATGGTAAAAAGTCCGTGGTCGAGTTCGAGTTCAAAAACTCATATAAGACACTAAGCGATGCCGTTGGTGGATATATCGAATGTGTTGGGCTAGAAGGTGCGGATATGTGGTGCAACGAGAATGGTATTGCGGAAGGCTTGCCACTCAATATGGTTGCTTCGGCTATCTACTATGAAGCGTTCAACGCAAGTAATCCGATTCTCGGTAATGTAATCATTACTGGCGGTGCGGATGAAGAAGGGGAAACACTCGGACTAACAGATGAGCAAGTGGCTCACTGGCTTGAATACGACAAGCATATTATTCCGACAGCCTACCTACTGGGCGGGCTATACAACTAATCTTCCCCCGTAAGGAGAGGGTGCGGTTCCCCCCGCACTCTCTCTTTTTTTTTGCGGTGATAGTAAAAAGTAAAAACTTTCGTTGATTCCGGGCCCTCGCCGGTCCGACACTTCCAAACAACTTTCTCGATTTGACTTGACTTTCTTCGTGATAGGTTGTTATACTTCGGTTACCTAAAGAAAGGGGGCTCAAGTGGATACACTTGAAACACAAGTAGTTACTCTCGAAAGTAACTGCAATTGCACTAATGAGGATGAAAGTCCTTCCGAAGAATGCTTCGGTTGTTATGAAGACTCACTAAGTAATCTCGAATACCTAAAGGATGAATGGGTAAAGAGAATTGGTGGAAAGTCGTTCTCTAGCGTAATTAGTTACGCAAGCGGAATGGGTTGGATGAAGACAAGCGGACACGCTTCCGTGTCTTTAGATGACCTTCATCGCGCCGTTACTTTGCGTGGCGACTTCACAATTACTTTCACACTTGAAGGTAATGAATTGACTGCGGAGCGTTCATCGCACGATGAACCTATGGGCGGAGCAAGATTCCGCTTCGTTCCCGAATACGAAGACGAAGACTAAACAACTTCCCTAAAAAGTCCCCTGCCGAGAGGTGGGGGATTTTTTATTGCGCTCGCGGGTAGGTTGTTGCGAAGTGGGGACTCAGGGGAGAGTTTTTACTTTTTACACGCTCCGGCGTTCGCCTCGCCTCAACTTCCAAAAGTTATCCACAGGTTGGAATCGTGTGATGTAACTCACACCACGACACGCCGAGTATAAGTTGCGTTATGGTATCCAAAACGCTACAATACTCCTACAACAACTAAACAGGGTAGAAAAGTGAGGAACTAGGCGAAACCCCGCCACTAGGTAAAACTAATAACTTGACTTATCAAGAAAAAAGTTTTATACTTACACCAACAACTAAATAACAACTGAATACCAAATACAAATGACAAAATGAAAAGGGGAAACAAAATGTCAGTATCAACACTTTCAGCAACAAAGTGGGTTCTTGTAAAGGCTTCAGACGGAACTCGCGGTCAGAATGGCAAGAAGAAGATTTACGAGATTACTCTCGAAGGCAACAAGGTAACAATGGTTTGGGGAATGGCAGAGAAGCCACAACGCCAAAGCAAGACAATGTTTTTCGGAAGCACACAAGAGGCTCGCTGGTTTGCTCTTGATAAGAAGAACGCAAAGGTTTGGGATAGAGGCTACTCACTAGCCTACGAAGCCTAAGACACGCCGAAGGTGCCCTACTTGCTAAAAAGTAGCGAGTAGGGTATTCTTCACCTAACAACAAAGTTTCTAAGGGGGAACTAAAATGAGCGAAGTAATTTACGAAGCAGGGCAGAGAGTAATTGCTAAGAACGAAACTATCTACAACGATAGCGAAACTCTCTTGATGATTGACGATGTTCTTTATCAAGGTGGAGAAGGTTTTTCTGCTCTTGATGTTTTCGTTTGCGATGTTCTAGAGAACCAAGCGAACTACTCAATTAGCGGAGAGATTTTTAAGATTGAGGATTGGTCTGGAACTATCTATGTTTATCATCGCTACGATAATTGCGAGTGTATGTCTGATGATGAAGGCAACGAAATTAAAGCCAAGTGCGATTGCGAAGGCTCTTACACAATGTTTAACTCAAAGTCCGTAGATGTAATCACAATGGTAAAGAGGTGGCGATAATGCGGAAGGTAATGATTTATGTCGCTTGCTGGCGGTGCGGTAAGCAAATGAGGATTGACCAAGACAACTACTACAATGGATTGGTCTGCGGTAAGTGCTAAGCCCGAAAGGGTTTAGGGCTGGTAGTAAAAAGTAAAAACTTTCTATGTGCCCCCTAAACGACACGCTCTCTCCCCGAACCCCCTGATTTGACTTTCGGGGGGAGAGAGTGTTATACTTGGGCTAACAACAACGAAAGGGGAACAAAATGTATGGATTACCTGATAGCGCAATAGTTGGAACTACTAGACGACTAGTGCGTGTGCGCCGTAAGCCTTCATCAAAGAGTTACTCTAGAAAGCAAGACGCAAGCGTGGCTAGGGTAATACTGAACTTGGCTGAGTATTACAGAGCAAAGCGAGCCGAAAAGAAAAGCAACACGCCAAAAAAATAAAAGGCAGGGAAGTTGCCTAAATAGGTAAAGTGTTGTATGCTTATCTTGTTGGTCAAGGGGACTAACAAAAAGACGAAATGAAAAGGGGCAAGAAATGAAAACAGAAGCAAAGTATGTAAGACGCAGACTTGCGGTAGGAATTATTTTTATCGCACTTATTTTGTGGGCGTTAGATGCCACAACACCTGAAATGTGTAAAGTGCCAACAGAGCAGATGAACCAATTCTGCATAGACTTGTTGTATCCATAAGGGGGAAATGAAAATGAATAACACGGAACTAACGCCAGAGATGGCAGAGAAGATTCTAAAACTTGCGTTTGCTACTGATGAGCAAATGAAAGAGTGGGAAGCCCTGCCAACACGGGAAGCAAGAAAAAACTATTGGGACACTCTCCCACTACCAAAACTAAAGAGAAAGGGAAACTAATGTATTTAGATACAGGAACGCTTATAGGACTTACTATTGCGCTCGCCAGTTCGTGCGCCGTAATGGTAATCTCAATAATGTCCCACCGAAATCTCACAAAAGAGAATTATCGGTTGCGGAAACTACTACGCGACGAAAGGAGTAAAAAGTAAAAATGGACACAACAGAAATAATTGCTGACGCTAACTGCGACTTTAGTTGCCAGTTCGAGTGGATTGAGATTTCGTCAAACTTCTTTGGCGTATCTGTCTATACCCCAGCACTAATTGTTGGATTGCTTGGCTATGGAATCTATCGAGTTATCAAGAAGAGGCGCGGATAATGACTAAGCCCACTTGGGATAAGTTCGAAGAAGCAACTCCAGTTGTAAATGGGAAGAAGATTGACCTTGACCCCCATCAAACAATTTGGAAGAACAGGTTTTATGTTGTCGTCAAGACAATTTTAGAACCTGAACTTGGCGAAGCGAGTGGAGTTCATCTCTCGATTCGACACAATGAACGCAAGGCTATTAGGGATTGGCGACACTTCCAGCGTATCAAGAACGAACTTGCAGGTGCTGAAAGAGAAGCCGTAGAAATCTTCCCGCCTGAAAGCCAACTTGTTGATACCTCTAACCAATACCATCTTTGGGTTTTACCTGAAGGCACAACTTCTTTCTTTACTTGGAACGAAGGAAGGCACGTTACAAGCAACGCACAAGACCCCCAGACTGCGCTATGGCTTAGAGAAAAGGGTTTAGACCCTGCGGTAATTCGTAACGCGGTTCAACGACCTTACGAAGATGAAGAGGACAAGTCTGCGTGAGAGTAGCAAAAAGTAAAAAGTTAGAAGCCAGCGCAAGTTCTCTGTATCGCGGTGGTCTTTCGATAGATGATGTGGCTAAAGAACTTGCCGTGTCCTATCGTTGCGCTCGCAAAGCGATTCAAGGTGGTGGGGCTGAGATAAGAAACCCCTCTGCTAGAACTAAAGGACGAACAAGTCCTAAAGGAAAGAAGGGAAACAAATGAACAACTTGAATATAGTTTGGACTGCTGTCGGAACTGTCTTGTTTGGCTTAGCGTCTTTTATAGCGTCTTGGCAAGGTAGTGTGGCGTGGTCTATTAGTTTGGGCTTGTCTGCGGTTGCCTCTGCAACCTTAGCAAGTCGAGAGAAGTAGGCTAAACCCCTTTTCCCTACTTCTCCGAGAGTTAGGCTGTCGGTGGCTTCCCCCACTTACAGCCTTTCTTTTCCTCTGCTTGCTTGACTTTTTAGGTGATGTTAGTTAGTATTGCCCTATGGAAAATTCATTATGCTCGTTCACCTCCCGCGCTCGCTACATTGGTGGCGTAGATTGCGGTTCGCCTGTAACTCACACCTTCGATGGCGCACTTCTTTGTCGCGACCATTACATCTACGAATCACGCGCTTACGCTGTCTGCAACTCTTGCCACGCCCCTAAGTATGAAGATGTGCGTGTGTTTGAAATCGAGCACACCTGCTCTGCCATTGACGCGGGTGCTGACTGTATGCACTTCGAGGACACTCGTTACTGCACCTGCGAGTCTGACGCTCTTGTTGCGCTCTGCCAAAACTGCGATGAGTTTCTTCGCCTTGTCGAAGACAGCACTTATTGCCAAAACTGCTATGACGGTTTTGAGGAAGAAGACCGTTTTTATCACGCAACCTATAATTCACAGTAACCTGTGGATAACTAGCCCCGTGCCGAAAGGTGCGGGGTCTTCCTCTGCGGGGAACTTTTTACTTTTTATGCGTGTCCCCAAGCCCTCGCGCTCGCCAGGTTTCACAACTTCCCAACAACTTCTCTCTGATTCCCTTCTAATTGCCCTTGACTTCTATGATGGAGTGTTATATGCTATGTCTTGAAAGGGGGGTATCAAATGGATACTCAAGTTGCAACAAGATTGCCTTCTAAGTCCGAATGGGCGGAACTTTATGAGGCACTTTCTAAACTTCCTAAATCTAAATACGCTATCCCAACTTCCGAGATTATTTCGGATTTCTTAGCGGATAAAATCCACGGCGACCTACTTTTTGTAGAGGTTCGTGAATACAAAAAGACCCCATACCTACGCAAGTTGTTGGGTTCTATTGGCTGTTTCACTCGTATCAAGCCTAATGCGCTCGACACGCTTGCGTTTGTGCGTATCTTGGCTTCTGACCCTCACAAATACGCTCGTATCTTCGGTGAGCACTATCGTTGCTGTGCAAAGTGCGGTGCTGAACTCACTGATGAGCGTAGTCGTGAGTTATCCCTAGGGCCGGAGTGCCGAAAGGCGTTTGGCTACACCAAGTAACTCTATGATGGAAGGTCGTTCCCGCCCCTGTGCGGGGGCGACTTTCCTGACTTTAGTGTGCTAAGGTAAGTCTGTAAGTAAAACCTTGTAATGCAAAGTGCATTAGAAAGTAGGTTGCAATACCTATCTCCCCAGAGCGGGTGATACAGGTGGGCTAGTCCAGCCACCTTGTCCTGTCCCCTAACAAAGGAATAATCAATGCAGAAACTCGAAAGCAAGACTATTGAACAAATTGTAAGCGTGGTCATCTCGGTCATTCTTCTATCGGTATTTTCTACCTTTGTTCAAAGTTCCAGAGCCGAGCAACAACCTATGCCAGTATCTATCGCTTCGGTAGAGTCTGAAATAGCAAAGAAAACTGAAGAAATACGCTTGTTAGAACTCAAAAAGTTCTCCCAGCAAAAGACTGCCTTCACTGATGAAGACCTAGCCCGACTGCTTCACGCGGTTGGCTTCGAGGGTAAAGCCTTGAAGACTGCTTGGGCTGTCGTCAAGAAGGAGTCAAATGGTCGCCCTCTTGCCTTCAATGGCAATACAAGAACAGGCGATTCGTCATACGGCATATTCCAAATCAATATGATTGGCGGTCTTGGCGTTACACGCCGAGATAAGTTCGACCTTGATAGCAATAAAGACCTCTTCGACCCAGTAGTCAATGCTCAAATTGCCTACCATATGAGTCGTGGCGGTGAAGACTTTACTGCTTGGAAAATCTCTGCCCCTTATACAAATAGGGACGAGATTAGATACAAGGAGTGGTATGCCAAGTTCCCTGAAGGAGTCGTCAATGAGTAATGAAGACCTTTATAGTGTCTTTACCCCTGCGGTAGAGCCTGAAGCCGTTGTAGAGCCCGTGGCTGTGGTTGAAGAACCTGCCCCTGTCCCTGCCGTGGCTGTTGAGCCTGAACCAGTAGTAAAAAGTAAAAAGTCCCCCGCTGTCGTTTCAACAACTGCGGGAGTTGTTTCGTTGTCTGCGCTTGGAAACAAGTTTGCTCACAACTCTGCGTCTGTGGCTTTAGTTCAAGAACAACTTATTGCTCTTGGATTTGATGACGCGGGTTCTGATAATCGTGGACATCTAAGCGAAGGAACTAAGAAAGCCCTTGCTGACTTTTGCGGTTGTTCAACCCAAGAACTCGTCGTAGATGAAAAACTTATTACTAAGTTATTCAAGAACACCGCGGTAGAAGTCGTAGCCTAAACACCTTTCCAATAATCAACGCTCGGTTCGTCATCTAAAATTGACTAGCCGAGCGTTGTTTTTACTTTTTACACGCTCTGTGCAGGACAAGGAAGGACGGCACAAATGGCAAAATCAAAAGGAGAGGTTGAAGTAAGTCGGGACGACAAGACTATTGAGAAAGCAAAAATGCTCATTGGTCGCGTCATCGCTACTTTCGCTGCCTCGGGACTATCCGTAGTCGGAGCAGGTTCTTTGTTTGGTATTGAAGTATGGAAGTCTATTGCCCTTGCGGGTGGTTTGGGTGTCGCTACTGTTGTAGAGGCTTTGTCCCGTGCCTACCTTGCTGACGGAAAATTGACTACATCTGAAATCAACGAAGCCTTTGCGCTTGTAGATAAGCGTAAGTCCGCCGAGTAGTTCATAAATAAGAAGCCCCCTAGATTATTCGTCTAGGGGGTTTTCTTATGCTATTAGGCAGAGCCTACTTTTACTTTGAGCGTGGAGCCATACTGTAATCCACCCACGCTCGCGGTCATATACCTCTGCACCTTGTGTAAGTTGTTGGCACTTTGGACAAGTCCCAAGAAACTCGTGGTCGTCTAACTCTTTCACTCTTTGTCCTTTTTCATCTCGACATAGTGGCAAGGCTTACATAGCCCCTCTCCACCCCCACCGAACTTAGGATTGAACCAAGTCTGACATTTAATACATTGTTGCGGTTTAGCCACGGCGGTTCTTTTCTAGGATTGGTTGGAAGCATTTAGATTTACCTGTGGTTTCTCGGTAACCATATCGTGTTAAGCGGAATTGGATTGCACCAATAGTTACACCCAATATCTTTGCAAGACGATATACGGAAATGCCTTGTGTTGTTATGGCTTGATTGAGAAGGTAGGTGTATTCATCTGCCTCTGCTCGATACATCTTGCCGTGTCCTCTTACCTGTTGGGCAAGTGGTTTGAGTTCTAATAGTCTGTCCAGCATTTCTTTTGGAAGTTCGGGATAAACTTTAGAATACTTTGTTTCTCGCGGTGGCTTTGGGATAGGTAAATCACCAATGAGAGAAGTGTCGCTCATTGTTTGTTGAGCAAGTTGTCTTACTCGTTCTCGTGAAATATCTACTGCCCTTGCGATTGCGGAGTCTGTCCAGCCAGCCTCGCCCAATGCAATTATGTATTGGTTGCGTTGCTTTATATTGCTAATACCCTTGAAGATATCTAATACATCTTGCGGAAGTTCTTGCTTTCGCTTGATGATTTTTCCTTCTCCACTCGCCACAATTTTATATGTAACGCGTTTAGGTTTAGTCGTTGTCGTTATCTCTTTCGTCATTTCTTCCTTTCGTAGTTTGTCTTATAGCAAGCATAACCCATAGGATTAGTGATTGCAAGTTGAGAGGCTACCCCTTGCGGAGTGCCTCTTTTACTAGCGTTACTGCCTCGAAGTCATTACCGCCAATGTTGTATTGGAATACCTCTGTAAGTGCAGGTCTTCCCATTTCGTAACGCTTCCAGTCGTAGATTGTCGCTACTGTGCCGTTCTCGAAAACAATAACCCACTCGACTGTTACCTTGTCGCCCTCTGCGAAGTATTCAGGTTCTCCGAAGGTTTCAATAAGTTGAGCAAGTGTTGAAGTTACATAGCCTTTGAGTGAAGTCCCGTAGGCTTGCTCAGGGTCTAATGTGAATTGCATTTTGTTTCCTTTCGTAGTTGGTAGATATAGCATACAGAATATGTTGCAACAATGCAAGTTTATTTCTCTCCACCCCCTGTGCGGTGTCTAAAAGTTGTTTGGAAGTTGCCAGCATCTAGCCACTAAGTTTTTACTTTTTACTCAAAATCAAAAAATGAAATGCAAAAAAAGAAACCCCCGATTTCTCGGGGGCTTCTCGCTAACTTTAGTAGCGAAGTTCCTCAACCTCGCAAGACACTAGATACGCTAAGCGTCTATCTAAAATCCTTCTGCCGTATTCTTTGGCTAGGCGCTCTGCCTCTGCCTTTGTGTCTGCGTGGAAGGTTGCGGAGCGTGCGTCCATTTGTGGAAGTGTGTGCTTTCGTGGCTCAAAATGTGCAAGAAAAATTTGCTTTCCGTTTTTGTTTGTGCCGTTCATTATTGAGATTAGTTCTGCGTCTGTAATGATTTGAGACATTTGCTTTCCTTTGTTAGTTGCCTTGCCCCCTGTGGCTTGGCTTCTTGGTGTAATTTTACTAAAAATGTTTAGGAGTTGCAAGTCCATTTGGGGAAATTGTTTAGATGTGCGGGTGTGAGTTACATCACATTTTTCGGCGCTCGCAAGTTTTTACTTTTTACACAATTTTAATTTTTCCAGCAAAAAAGAAACCCCCTCTTTCGAGGGGGCTTCCCTTTCCAGACTTATTCTTCCCCGATTTGCTTCAGGAAATCATTGACAATATCTAGAGCCTTTTCACGACCCTTTAGACCTTTGCCTGTGTCAATTCCTGTTAGACGCTTGAACGCCTTTAGGCTTGACTCTTTAGAAAGTTGCATTCGCAACTCTGTGCGGATTTCAAGTTCTAGACCCTGCTTCAAGATGAAGAGTTGAATTGGGCTTACTTGAATTTCAACTACGGACATTTTGTTTCCCCCTTTCTTTGTTAGCCTAAGCATACATTTTTTGTAGGGGTAACGCAAGTCCATTTGGCATTTTGTGCCACATAATTCGTGTGAGTTGCACCACATAGAAAAACCCCCCACATTTCTGCGGGGGGCTTCTCTTTAGTTCTTTAGGCTGATGTAGTCGCTAGGACTACGACCTCTTCTTCTTTGACCTCTGCGGGTGTTGGGTGGTTGAGGACAAGATAAAGAATTTCCTCTGCACTCATTTCACGATGAGGTTCTCCGTAAGTTTCTTCTTGGATTACTACCTTGTCAATAGGTGCGGTTGCACCTAATAGGAGTTCTCTTACTTGTGCCTTTGTGTCAATGATGTAGTAGTAAGTAGTTCCCTTGATAGTTACTGCGGTTCCATATGCTGACATTTTGTTTCCCCTTTTTTCTTTTTATTAGCACCCTCTGTGCTAATAAGATAAAGATAACTTATTTCCTGCGGTATTGCAACTCTAAAATGGTCTATGACTAGTCATACTTTTTAGAGTGTCTAGGCAACAAAAAACCCCCTTGCGGGGGTTCTCTGTAATTCTTTTATTACTTGCTTCTCTTACCTAAGCGGTAAGCGACATAGAGCAACGGGATTCCTAGAATTGCTCCACCATTAGTCATCTCTACCAGACTTACTAATAGACCTAAAGCAACGCTTCCAACAATAATTGCAAGGGTTATCTTTGCGTAGATAGTAATTCCCTTGACTACCATTTTGTCTGTCTTGTTCATTTTGTTTCCCCTTTTGCCTTACCCCTGCGGTTTGGCTTATACGGATAGCATACACTTTCTAGCCCCATACGCAACCCCATAGCCACCCCTTCGCCCTGTGAGTTATGCCACACCCCACGCCTAAGTTACTGACGAGTAGCGAAGTTATTAGATACCCCACCCCCTGCATTTCCTAGACCTATACCCCCCTCTGCTAGTCCTAGACAAGTCAAGACCTAATACATATACCTACCCCCCACCCCCCACCTATTTCTAAACTTTTACTTGAGAGTTATTACTAGACATCTTGGCAAGACTTTACTTTCATAAGTTGTTCATACTTGCTAGACCTAAGCAAGCCTATTAGACACCTAAACAAATAACTAAGACCTAACTTGAGTCATAGTTCATAAGAAAGTTGAGTCATATTGACTCAAGTTTGCTTCTACCTAGGCACTACCTAAATTTATAACAAAATGTTACAAAGAAAAATAAAAAAATTACTATGCCACCCCCCCCACCCCCCTTCGCAAAAAATAAATAAATAAATTTATAACAAAATGTTATTTTTCCGGAAACGATTTGGAAAAGCCCTCCGATATAGCGCTTCCTTCTCACAGGCCAAAAGCATTTAATGGAAAGGTTCATACTTTCGATGCTTTCGTCCAAGAGTCTTTGCCCTCATAGTCTGATAACATTAGGCACAAGAAGTTTTCCCACATCTAAGGGAGTTTGAGTGAAGTTCGAGGGTTTCTTTCCACCGCACCCGTTGCAACCAACCCAGTATGGGATTTTAAGTGTTGCCCGTTTGTCGGAACTTGTGGAGAAGGAAACTGCTAAAGACACAGAAGAGCGCTGGGTTCGCGGCTACTCTCATATCTTTGAGACCAACCCAACTATCCGCCTTCTCCGTGGAAGTGGCGCAGTTGCTCACGAAATTAACGATGCAACAGGGGACCCACGCTATATAGATGTAAAGCCATTCTTTATTGAGGTTGAGGATTACGCCACCACAATGAGCATGGGCGGAGAAGACCGTAAGGCAAAGATTGTTCGTCAACTTGAAGCAGGAACTCAGAAGTCAGTTGAGCACGAGTTCTATCACGGATATTCAACTCGCGCCGACAATAGTGGTAATCAGTATTTAACTAAAGCAACAACACTAACAATTGTCAATAATTCAACTTTGTATCAAATCCAAGAAGGTCTTGGCTTTCTTGAGTATGCCATCGCTCAATCTCCGCTTGGTGAGCAGGGCGTGATTCACATGACCCGTGATATGGCAGCACTTCTAGGTAGTCAGTGGATTCTTGAGCGTCCAGATAAAAACGGTATCCCACATCTTGAGACAACTAACGGCACTCCCGTTTGTGTCGGCTCAGGGTATGACGGTTCTGGTCCAAAAGTGGCTATTGCTACAACTACTGTTTCAGGTGCAGGTCTTTGCACAATTACAACAGAGACACCTCATGGTTTGGCTCAAAATGACAAAGTTGTTATTGAAGAAGAGGTTGCTCGTTTTAATGGGATATGGACAGTTACTAGCACTCCAACCCCAACAACATTTACTTTTGCTATTACTGGTGCTTCTCAGGTAGAAACTGCTGGGCAAGGAATTGCATTCTTTGGGCCAGACCAAGACCACAAGTGGATGTATGCAACAGGTTTAGTTGATGTAAACCTAGGAGATATAGAAGTTGTTAATACTGAGCGTGGTCACGGATATAACGTTTCAGGAAACCAAAACGATATTAGACTCAAGGCAATTCGCCCAGCAGCAGTTCATCACGAGCCATCTGTTCACTACGGCGTAAAGGTTCAGGTCCACCAGTAATCTCTGTACGGCTTTTAAAAATGCTGTACAATAGAGCAATGAAACAGAAGGTAAAACTCCCCGACGACGAGGTTAGGTTTATCTCTGCTCTTGACCCCGTTTTAGTCCCCTCCCGCCTTAGAGCGCTATGGGAAGCAGGTTGGTCTCTAGGAATTATTGCTTCCTCAATCAAACCAGCCAAGCCAAAATCAACCGTGCATTTCTGGGTAAAGAACGCTCCCTCCACAGAACAGCGTCGCCAGATACCATTGCCGCCACCAAAATCTTTAACAGTCTCTGCTCCTATTTTAGGAACCCCTAGAACTCGCTCTATCTCTCCTACAGTTCCTCCAGAACTAAAACCACGCTTGCAGGAACTATCAGCGCTGGCAAAGCGCTACCGTGCCAAGACTTCTGATGATAGCCCGCTAGCCCAAGCAAACAGGGAACTAACAGAACTATCGCTCACGCTCTATCACAGAGGAGTTCCTGCTGCTGATATTGCAGAAGCGGCTGGAGTTACCTATCGTGCAATGGCTCGGCGGTTGAGTAATGGCTAGGCTATATAAAACAGCATCTGGAACCTACTCCGAGTCTGAACTAGTTGTTGCCGTCTGGGTCAATCCAAATCGCAAAAAAGGACGCTCTCAGGCTAGACTTCTTGAAACACTTACAACAGATAATTCTAGTATCCCTATTGCATTTCCTTTAGAGACACTTCAGAGGATTCAGTCGTGGATGTTCTGCCCTGTGGCTCACGACCCATCAGATTTAGACCTATGGCTAGTCCTAGAAAACGGAGCAACAAGAGAGAAGCCTCTTTTAGTTCCGCTAACGATTGCTAAAAAGGCTCTAGGCTGGCAAGATTTCCATATCCCTTCAGAATATACGGAGAAATAATGAAAGTTCAGGCAGATGTCTTTCCAGCAGTGATTGCTCTTGCCGAACCTGGCTCCCTAGAAGATTACATGGAGTTGACCCCTAAAGGTGCTGCTCCTGAAGGAACTCGACGTCTAGACCGTTGCCGTGTCGTGGTTTTCAACGATATGTTGATGGTTGCTGTTGACTCTCCCGAAGGGGCAAAACTTGTCTTCCGTGAAGCGTGTCATTCCTATATTAAGGATGACCAGAAAATTCACAGGGTAATTACCGAAAGCGGAAAGATTATCTCTTTCCGCAAAGACGATAACTGCGGCTGTGGCTCTAGACTCAGAACATGGAACCCTTACGGACACATACTGATGGCTACGGATGGCGAAAATGACTGAGCCACTTACCTTTGTAATAGCAGCGCTAGCCGTATATAGAGTCTCTAGATTTATTACTACAGATACGCTTTTTAACCCAATCCGAGATAGAATATGGAAGAGGTTTCCGCCAGAGACTTCAAAGTTTGGATACTGGTTTACTTGCACTTGGTGTACGTCCATTTGGGTCGCATCACTATCTGAAATATCCCGTATCATTAATCCCAGCATCACATTGGGCATCCAAACAGTGTTCGCACTGTCTGCCCTTGCGGGGCTGTTAACTGCATACGAGGAAAAGTAATGTCCTTAGTATTCCGTAACAAAGACGAGGAGTTTTAAGTGGGCGTTTTTAAGCGCGATGAACAAGGCGAATCTGCCGAGATTGTTCCTACTCCCGTCACCCCTAAAGCAAAGCCACAGAAGCGCACCAATAAATCAAAACAAACAGGTCGCTCTCGTCAAGTAGTTTTAAATCAGACACCAAAAGTAACTGGTGCAGCATCAGTATTTTTATCTCAGCCAAACTCAGCACAGGCTGCTAACTATTCAACACCACGCACACTTACTGCCGCAGCAGCCCAAGTAAAGATTAATGACAAGGGCGAGTTCGAACAGTTCAAGCATCGTCGCACTGCTGCATCGTCAGCATGGCAAGCAGAGGCTTGGGAGTATTACGACGCAATCGGTGAAATCAAATATGCATTTAACCTAGTTGCATCTGTTGTATCTCGTATTCGTATCTACTCAGCGGTAATTGAGAACGCACATGAAACTCCAGTTGCAGTGAAGTCATCTACACAGATTGACCCACGCCTTGGTGCAGCAGCAGAGCGTGCACTTGCACGACTTGACTCTGCATACGGCGGACAGGCTGGTCTTCTAAAAGATGCAGCACTTAATCTTTCAGTTGCTGGCGAATGCTACTTAGTTCAAATGCCAGAGCGCCCAGGTTCAGGACTACCTGAGTCTTGGGACATTCGTTCCGTTGATGAAGTTATGGCAGATGCTCGTGGTGGATTCAACATCATTGGTCGCCGTGAGCAATCATCTGGCGGACAAAATCAAAACAATGCAACAAATCGTCTTTCAAAGAATGCATTCGTAGGACGCATCTGGCGTTCACACCCACGATACTCAGATGAAGCAGATTCATCACTTCGTGGTTTGCTTGATATGTGCGCTGAACTTCTTTTGCTTAACCGCACCTTCCGTGCAACAGCACGCTCTCGCCTAAACGCTGGCGCACTTTATCTTCCAGACGGTCTTTCAGTTGCTGCACAAGGCGACCCAGACCAGCCATACGATTCAGATAACGAGTTGAATCCAAACTTTACTGCCGAGGAGGCAGAGGACGAGTTTGAAGAGCAGTTGATTGATGCGATGACAACTCCGATTCGTGACGAAGAGTCCGCATCAGCAGTTGTTCCTCTTATTATTCGTGGTCCAGCAGAACTTGGCGACAAGATTAAGCAGTTTAAGTTTGAGCGTTCATTCGACCCATCACTTGCAGAGCGTTCAGACCGTGTTCTAGAGCGCATCTTGCAGGGACTTGATGTTCCAAAGGACGTTGTTACAGGACTTGCAAACGTTAAGTATTCAAACGCACTTCAAATTGATGAAGCACTTTACAAGGCACACATTGAACCAATGATGTTGCTCATCTGCGATGCGCTTACAGTTGTTTATCTTCGTCCATACCTCATTGCACAGGGCTACAGCATTACAGATGTTGAGAAGATTGTTATTTGGTATGACCCATCAGCAGTTGCAACACGCAATGACCGTGCAGCAGATGCAGATTCAGGTCTTGACCGTGGTGCAATCTCACTAGACACATGGCGTCGTGCTCACGGCTTCTCATCTGCCGATGCACCTACTTCAAATGAAATGGCGCTTCGTCTTTTGTCTGAGCGTGGAGCAATTACACCTGAACTTACTGAAGCAATGCTTCAAGCACTTGCACCAGAGATTATGGATGCTGTTAAGCAAGCACAACAGGCTTCATCTGTTGCGCCTATCCCACCAGATGTCCAGCAAATTCTTGAACAAGCAACTAGTGGACAAGAGCCAGCACCAGAAGGAGAGCAGCAATGAACGTAGAGAAGCCAGAAGTAGTAAATGGTCTTGCTAATTCACTTAGCAACGCTGTTGTAATGTATTTCAAGGCTCACGGGCATCACTGGAATGTTGTTGGTAACGACTTCTCACAGTTCCATGACTTCTTTGCAGAAATCTACGAAGATGTCTACAGTTCTTTAGACCCACTTGCAGAAAGTATTCGCAAGATGGGCGCTATCGCTCCATACCGCCTTGTTGAGTTTGCTCGCATGGCTGATATTCAGGACACAGAGGTTGGCCAGAACGCTATGGCAATGTGCAAAGACCTTTACGATGCTAACGACACAGTGCTTATCTCTTTGAACAATGCTTTTGCTGCTGCAAACTCTTCTAACGAGCAGGGGATTGCAAACCTAATTGCAGAGCGTATTGATATGCACCAGAAGTGGCGCTGGCAGTTAGATGCATTTCTTACAGCAGAAGATTCAGTAGGACGAGGATTCTAAAATGGCACAAAAGTGGATTGACGATATAGATAACGCAGTAATTACTGCTGCCTCTAACAACGGTCCTTGCTGGGACGGCTATAAGCAAGTTGGGATGAAAGAAAAAGACGGAAAGATGGTTCCTAACTGCGTCCCCGTTGATGCTTCAGATAATTCAGAGTTTGCAGCAAAAGAAAAAAGAACAATTTCTCAAACTCCTGCTCCTAAGAAAGACCAGATTAAAGGCTCAGACAAGAACAAAAAAGGTTCTGCATCTGGTTCTAAGAAAGTTGTATTTAGTAAAGCAACAGAAGCATCTTTGGCAGAAAAAGTTAAGACCCACAATGCAAAAGCACCTGAAGGTCGCAAAGCAACACTTGGAATGCTTAAGGCTGTTTATCGCCGCGGGGCTGGAGCATTCTCCGTATCACATCGCCCAGGTATGAATCGCAATCAGTGGGCTATGGGTCGCGTCAACGCCTTCCTTAAACTATTAAAGTCTGGCAAGCCATCAAACTCTGCATACAAAACAGATAATGATTTACTTCCAGCAGCCCATCCACGTTCTACAAAGAAGTCAGCATCTATCACCGCTTCTGGATTAATTCCAGAAGAAAGAGATTTAGCAGAAGCGCTAATTGCAATTACACAGAAGCATGGTCCATTTGACCAAGACGGTAGCGGAGTCTGGGCTGGTTATACACCTGCATCAGAAAATGAAGTTAAAGATATTGGCGTTAAGTGCGCCAACTGCGTCTTCTTCCAAGGACCGAACAAGTGCCAGATTATCTCTCTTGAAGTTGAGGCAGATGGTAAGTGCCGCTTTGCTGTAATCCCAGAGGGTGTTGTTTCAGTTAAGCAAGATTATAAAGAACTTGAAGATGAAATTGAAAACTACTCAATTGACCAAGAACTTACAGTAGAGATTAAAGATAAAGAAGATTACGAGTATGCAGAAGACGCTATCCTTGCTATGACAGAATACTCTGGTTACGGGTATGAAGCAGAACCTGCCATTCGTGCATCTTGGCTTCGTGCAGTCCGTAATGGAGATGACCCATTCCTACGAGCAGGAATGCTTGCAGTTATGGGAAGAGATAGTCTTGATGGAAACTTACTTCCTATCCTTGAGGAGGACGGCAAATAATGAGTAGAGTAGTGCGTCGCTTTGGTTATGCCATCTCTCCTAATGGAGCACAGGCCAGCACCTTCAAACAGGCTGCCTATTTGCGTGAGAAGGTTATTGAATTCATTGACTCTACCAATGCTGAAGCATCTACATCTCGTCGTCTAACTCGTGGTGCTGCATTTGCAGTTGTTCACCGCTCACTTGTTGCAACAAAAGATTTGCCATTCTCAATCCGCGAGCACATTGCAATGAAAGAACTTTCACAATATGTGACGCTTCTTCAGAACAATAAAGTTGCTGCGATTAAGCCAAGCCACACAGACCTTCTTCCTGTAGCACACCCACGCTCAACAAAGATGCACACATTGACAGCATCTGCTCTCCTTTCAGCACGAGCAAACTGGTATGCAGATGATTCACGCATCACCAACGAAAAAGTAAAGTCAATTGTTGCCTCTGCATATACAGCACGTTTTGGTTCTGTAGAGCACTCTTATTACTCAGCAGTTCTTGCATCACTTCCACAGGGCTCAATCCCACAGGACATTCTTGTATCTCTTACTGCTGATGGAAACTCTTCAGCAGAACGTTCTCTTCGTGCTCGTTTACAGCGTCGTGACCGTTTCGGTCAGTTTGCTTTTATGGGTGGCGGTATGCGTGCTCTTATTCGTATGGCTAAAGACGGACAAGTTCGTAGCCTCACGGGTCGTCCTATTGCAGATGGTCCTGATGGTGATGATGTTCAAGTAGAACTTCCAGATGGTCGTATTGCAAATATCCCTGCATCTAAAGGCGAGTTTATCTCTGCAATTATCAATCCTACAAAGGACGGTTTCTCACCAGTTCCTGCAAAGGTTTCTTCGGAAGACAATGATGTAATTATTAATGAAGCAGATTTAAAGTTTGTTGACGCACCTGCTGGTTTCAAAAAGGTTGGCGAAAACAAGTGGCAAGGCATTGATGAAAAGAATGCTGGAATTGTTGTTAGAAAAGCCGAAGATGGCTCTTTAAATGTTGAATTTGAGTTTATGAGTGGCTCAGCGCAAGAGATTGGTAATTTTAGCGACTGGGAAGATGCATTTGATGGAATTACTGCTTGGGACGAAGAACTAACCGAAAGCGCTAAAAAATCAGACGCTAAAAGAAAGAAAGAACAAGAAGAAAAAGATAGTCGTCCAAAACTTCCTGACCCTGACGAAAATATTCAAGTAGTAGAGTTTGATAAAGATGGAAAGCCAAAAGGACCTGCAAGAGATGCTTTCCCTAAAAAGTTTGCTTTCAACTACCCAGAGGGTGCATACAAGATTTCTAAAGACCCTGATGCAGACATTGAAGAGTCATACGAAGACCCTACACAAATTGCACAGTACGCAGATGAGCGCGACCTTATTGCCGCTTTGGAAGAAGGACTTCTTCCTAAGAAGGAAGGTCAGAACGCTACTGGCTACGGAAACATTAATACTTATGATGGAGAACAAATAGTTCCTGTCGAAAATCTCTATCTTGCTTTGCAAGAAATGGGTGGAGACCCAGAGTTAGAAGTTGCTCGTATTTACGACAAGCAACTTGGCACATCTGAAAACGAAGATAACCTTCTTGGCTCACGCAAGCAGGAAACTATTTCAGAGCCAACTCCTGAACTTGATAAAGCATTTATCCGTGAGACAAAAGAACTTGGTCCAGACATTGAGCCAGCAACAGAAGAACCTGCATTTGATGCAGAGAAGTTTGATGCTGCTCCACTTCCTGCACTTCTTGAGGGTCTTTCAGAGACTGAACTTGCTCGCTTTATGGAATCAGAGGACCACA